CGGAGACGTTTCCGGTGGCCTTCACTTCGGCGACGACCGCCGCCAGGAAATGCTCTGCCGCCGCGTAAATTGCATCGGGCGCGGCGCCAGCTGTAAGAGCTTCGGGCGGGACGGACATCATTGCGATTCTCAGTATTTTCGCCGCCTCTTCCGCGCTTGCTCCGGCTCCGCCAGCCGAGCCTGGTCCAGGTGGTGGCGCTCCGCCATCATGGCCGCGCAACTCGGCTTCGTCCTCCTGCTGTTTGGCCAAGAGTAGCTGGTATTCAGCGTTAATCTCGTCGTATGTCGGCTCTAGGGCTACTGCTGCCTTACTGGCGGAAACGCTCTGTCTCGCCATCTGCCATAGCTCCGCCCGGCTGAACCTCTTCACCGAACTTTTGGGCGTGGTGGAAATGAAAGAATAGTAGGGGGCGCCTGCGCGCATCGACCGCGCAAGGTATCCACCTGGAACTGGCTTGAGATCGCCGCGCGCGATCGCCGCGTCGATTGCGGCTTGCTCCGGCCCCTGCACGATGGACATAGGCCCTTGAGCAATTTCCTCGAAGATTCGCGTCTGCTCTTGCTCAAAGGTCTCGGAGTCGATTTCGCCGCTGTTCAGGGACTCGGTCAAGGCTCTCAGGTCCTGCGAGTATCTCGCATAGTTCCGTTCGCTCGCTGGCCCAGCGCCAAAATGGAAGCCAGCCGCCCGGAGTGTCTCCTCGGCATTGATGCGCGCTTCTTGCCGCCGCTGTTCGAGCATGTCCTTGCGGCGTTCGTCCTCAAGTTCCTGAATGACGCCGTACAAGTCAGTGCCACGCTCTTGCGCTAAGCGTTGAACGGCCGACAATGGCGCGCCAAAGCGTTCCAGGGTATAGGATTCGAGCCGCTCTTCCCTTCGACGTTCGAGCTCCTTGTCGATGCCGATCCGCTTGTAGCGGGCGATGGGAATGGTCGCCAGAGACGATATGCCTTCCCCAATGGATCGACTGGTTTCTCGCTGCTCGCGCAGTCTTTGGTCGCCGTATGCCGACTCTCTCGCCGCGTCAGCCGCCGCGATGTAGCCGAGGCCCGCGAACAAGCCGCCGATTACCGGGTCGATGTCATGATAGTATGTGATCGGCATCTCGGACCTCTCTCTGCATGCGGTTGATCATCGAGTGAACGGGGAATCCATTGGCCCAGTAGCCGCGCCCCTTCTCGGTGCCGAGGTCTCCGCAGCGCATCGCCACGCACGCACGCACCGCTTCCACTTCCCGCACACCGTCTAGGCACATTATCCGCTCCGGCGCGTGCCAATCCTTGGCAGGATGGCCAGCGAGTATGTGGTCCTGCGTCATGACGAGATGCCCGCCGCCGACGAGATAGACGCGGACGAAATCGTCCTCGCGCTCCTGCCAAGGCTCTCCGCAGTCTTTCTCCGTGACGCGGACGATGCGCCCATCGAGTCCGATGATGAGGTCGCCCACTTGAATCTCGTGGAGCGGCAGTCTCCCCTCCGGCGTTTCGATCAACGCATTTGCGTCGATGCAGGCCGCAGCGAGTATCTTGGCTGATGCCACTGAGCTGGCCGCCCCGACCGTGGGGCCGAAGATGTCGGAGAATGGATTTGAGCTTTCGCGCGGGCGCCCGGCCCGAGCGATCATCATTTGACCAAGTTGGTCCGCCGCCTGTTGAAGCTCATTGCGTGTGGGTGGACGATGGTTGATCCGCTCCAAGAACGACGCAAGCTCCTGCATGATTTGATCGCGCGCTGCCGTGGTAGCCGTCTGTCCGCGCTCACGTAGCCCGAGCTTGATGGTGCCGAGTCGCTCCGCAGTTTCGGCTCCAACCAAGCCAAGCGCCCTCAAGGCATCGGCGCGAGCGCCCTCGATTCCGGTCAATTCTCGTGAGAGTTCCCGCGCTATGTCGATGTCAGCGCCGCCGAGTTCTTGCAGGCTACCAAGCCGTCCGGTGCCAATCCGTTCTCCGGTGCGCAACCGCTCGCCACCTAGCCGCTCAAGCGCTCCGAGTCGCTCCCGGGCAAATTCACTACGCACGCCCGCCCGCTGCTGCGCCAACGCTTCGTCGATGCGAGCCAGCGCGTCGAGTTCCATCGCCTTGACGCCCGCCTGAATAGCCTGCGCGATGTCGGCGCCGGTAAGGCCCCGGCTGATAGTTTCCTGGTGACGCCGCCCCGCTTCGTTCGAGAATTCCCGGGATGTGTCGCGCTTGGTTTGGGCGCCCGCGCCGGTAAGTTCAGCGAGAATGGCGTCTCGCTCCGCTTCATATCCGCCGCCGATGTTGCGCTCGAGGTCGGCATAGCCGCCAGTCAGCAGACGCCCTAGTTCGTCGTACCCACCCATGACGCCCTGGGTGAGTTCCCGCAGGCGATCCTGTACGCCGCCGTACGACGTCCGCGCCGTCCGACTAGCCGTATCCAAGGCTCCGAGGGTATCAGTCCGCGTCTGCTGTAGTGCTTGCATCGTCGGGCGCCGCACGTCGGAGCGGAAACGCCGGTACGACTGCTGCGCTGCCCCACCGAGTTGGTCCGCCGCGCGGAGTCGCTGAGCATAGATGTCGCGTATCTCATTCTCTTGAGCCTTTACCGCGTCCTCATATTGCCGTTCGGCAATGCGCTGGAGGTAGCCTCCGCCGATGTTCAGTCCGAGTTGTGCCAGCCAAAGCGGGATGGCCATGAGCTACTCCAGTCTTCGCCCGTCGCGCAGGCCAGAAACGAGGTCCGCCTCGAGCGCGGTTTTCAAGGTACCAAGCAGGCCGACCACTGCACACTTCATGCCGCACATGGCGAATTGAATCTCCGCCTTGCCGCCGTCCAGTTCAAGCGACTTGGCACCGACGAACGCAGCCACGTCGAACCGCTTGAAAACTTCATCCAGGAGTAATGCCGTCGATACGCTCTCAAGATCGTTGCTTAGGTACATCTTCTTGGCCCCTCCTTGAGGCATTCGCCAACCGCCTCTGCTCCCGCAGGTGGCTCATCAACTTGTCTGAGAACAGCAAAAAGACCATGCCAAGCGGCAGCGTGGACTGATAGGTGAGTCCCATGCCTGTCACATCCCGCGTCGCTACATTGGCCGTCCCCTGCTGCGTCGATGATTGAGACTCTATAGCTTCCGCGACCACGGGCGACGCGGGAGTGACATTAGAAGGCACGGGCTTGATAAAGTTTCTTGAGCAACCGGGAAAAACGACCATGCTTGCCAGCGCCGTCATCACCCATCGAGCCGGAATTCGAAAGGCGCCGCATCGCAGCCGTCGTGGAAACGATCCCGCTACCGGGCGGCTTACCTCCACCGGTATCGAGCCTGCTTTATCGTGCGGGGCCGCTCGGTGCATGGTCTGATAGTGCTCCGGCTAGGGATTCGGCGGCGTGGCGACCGCCGGTTGTTTTCGATTCCAACCCAAGATTTCCAGAATGGCCGTCCTCTGATCATCACTGAGCGGACCATCCAGTTGCTTAATCAGTGTTTCCCGCGTGCCTGCCGGAAGCACAGTTCCGGTGCCACCGGTCGTCACGTCGATGTCGCCGTTCACACCCACCATGCGAACTCCGGCAGCGAGCTTGATTGATACGTAGCTCTCCACGCCGGGGTCCTGCACATTGCCCTTGATGTCTGTGGCAAACTGGTCGATGACCCCTTGGTCGGCAATCTGCTCGGCAGTAACTTGCACGAGCTGCGTCAGCTCGTCTGGAAACATGTTCTTGTTTCCCAACATGCTACAGCCGGAAAGACAACCGTTCAGGCCGATCATGGTAATCGCTGCAAACAGTAATCGTTCCATTCGGTCTCCTTTCTGCCATTCGGCGGTATCACGCTACCCATCCCATTCTATCCGCGTCAATAGCCAGCAGGCACGCGAGGCGTCTTTGGCTTCCGGGCCGGGACTCTCTTCGGCTGTTTACTCGCCATTGTGTTTTGCCTCCTTTAGGCCTCTGGCGTTGTGCCACGAAAGGTCGCTGCTGATCCGCGCTACATCGACTTCGAGGCTGTTAAGCCTATCGTCGTGATTCGCGTGCGTTTCCAGGAGTCTTGAGCGCAGCAAGTCGAATTTTTCCTTCGCGGCCTGCAATTGCTCCTCCAGCGACCCCATGATGCGCGCGTTGGCCACGTCCTGGACATGGCTCACCTCGGAAATCTTCGCTACGTCCACGGCGATAGCCTTGATCGATCCGTCCAGGAAATTCCACACGAGGCCGCCGAACGCCATGAGCACCATCGCGAAGAATCCCGCCGCCTGATAATTCGGACGGCCCAAGCTTGAGAGTTTCTCGGAAAACGCATCCAGCTTGACCGATAAAGCGGCAATAGTGCCGGACAACTGCCTCTGCTCGGCTTCGACCTTGCGGACAGTCGCCGAGAGCGAAGCAACGTCCTGTGTAAGTCGGTCATGGCTTCGTCCCGGCCAGTTCTGATTCCGCATGGCAGTTTCTTGCGGGTAACATCATGTCACGTCATCGTGGGGCGCACGCCGAACATTGGCGCATCACGATCCAGTTTCGGAGGCGGAAGAATAACACCCTCCGCAATCTCGTAGTTGTCCAGGTCGGCAAGATACTCCAATTCCTTTTCAGTGGCGGGATGGCCGTCCTGCCAGACGACGCCACCGTCCAGGTCGGCGAGATACACGCCGCTCGGCCACTCGGATATCCGCACCCCCTGGCCGCCCGCGATTGCCACCAGCGATTCCGTCCAATTCATACCTACTCTCCGAACGCCTGATTCACCTGGTCCTGCGCATCATCCAGGCCCGATCACAAGAACCTCACGAGCATCCATTCCTGGGAAATATCATTATCCGCCGTCGCCTCGCCAGTCAGCTTGATGATCACCGTCCCGGTGAGGCTTTCGCCGGGCGCGGCGTAGGCGGCCAGATCATTCCACTGCGCGATAGTCGTGCCCTGTGCCACGAGCTTAGCACTGGCCTTTTGGGTGGTGGAGCCAGTCCGTAGCACGATCGCCTGCGCCCACCACGCGCCATTGCCCACGACGGCGGCCCCGCTATCGAGCAGCGTCGTCGCGCCGAACTTCATGCGGAGCCGCTTACTGTTCGTGTTGTTCGCGATCGTTCCGCCAGCGAGGATTTCTATGCCGAATCCATTGGTATTCAGCGTGTTCGCGGGCATGGTCCAGGATATCAGATCGTCCTCGCCCCCACCGACGTTCCCCGCCCCGGTCGTGGAAACGAACAGCGTGCCTGTGAAGCGGGCTTCGACATGACCGAGGGTCCAGGCCGTGCTCACGGAGTTCATCAGCGCTGGCCTGATATCGAGCGTAGAGCCAAATCCCAAGTCGGTGAATCCGCATCCCCCCGATGCGTCGAGGTCGAGCCGAGCGAGCATCCCCCTCGTCCCGTTCACCGGCAAATAGATGACGTGATCGTCATCGCCGAGCCCCGCGATGTCCCCGTGATCGCCCCAGAAGATTCCATCCGGCCGAGTGTCGGAACGCAGCAGCACGTTTTGCACCGCTCCGGGCGGGAAACTCACGCCGGACATGCATCGACCATTCCGCCCCCCGAACACCTGCTGGCCGATATAGTCTTGAGCCCCCTGGACGGCGGCGGGTACCGTTGTCGCCGCACGCCCCCCGAACACCTGCCCCGCGATGATATGATGGCGGTGCTGCGCGTTCTGGACGATGTATGGAGGCAGAATGGGATTGTGGGTCTGGCTCATGGAGTGATGCGGTTGCCGTATCCGGTGATGTTGATCACGTTGGCGGTCCCGGCGAAGGCCCGCACTATGAGGCCGTTTTGCAGCGGTATGCCAGTGACTACGGGGTATAAGAATGAATTGGCGGGGATGGACGCTCCGGCAATGATTCTATCGCCCGTCCCGGTCCCGCCCCATTCCACCGTTAGGCTAACAGCCGATCCGCTGATATTCGCCGCGAAGATCCAGACCTCATCGACGGTCCCAGCGGAGGACGACGCCGTATGAATCAGCGTGCCAGGACTCGCGCTCGCCGCGACCACAACCGGGCGAAAATCCGTCGAGCCGCTCAGGGGTATCTTGGAAAAACTCATTGCGTCACGCTCCGAACACCTGATTCGCCAGGATGTTGCTCGTCAGGGTGAAGTCCACATTCACAGACGGTCCTCCACCGGTCTCCAAGGTCGTGAGGCGGGAGTCAATCAAGCGTAGGTAATGATCGATTACTTGCAGCTTCCGCGTCGCATCGGCGAGGTCCACGATACGACCCTGGAGACCTGGAATACTCATCTCGGCCACCCCAGTCGCTGAAAGGTCGCATGAATGCGCTCGACCCCCCACAGCAGTCCGCCGCGCAATCGTAGCCATAGAGCGGAGCCGCCAGCGTTCGGGCGGTCGAAATTCCGCTTGGTGGTGACCGTCCCTGAGGCCAGCGGTTGGGATATCATCGCGCTCTCTGCGGTTTTCGCGGCAAGAATGTCCCAGTTCACTGGCGCGCTGTTCTCCGCCAGATCAATCTGCAACTCCGTGATCGCTCCATCCCGCTCGCCCCCTGGATACATCGGACCAATCATGATCTCCGTCTCCACCGGGGCTCCGTCGTCGGAATCGGCCAGCGGGTCGAACCTGCGAATATAGCCATCCCGGCACCCCAGTAGGATGCCACGCCTCGCCAGGACCGTCGAGTCATATCGCACCGACGAAAAGGGATCATGCTGCGTCGAGAGGCTGATAGGCCAGAACCCGAACGGATCGAGATTGATCCAGTAATGATCGGCCACGCCGCCCAGCAATGCGGTAATCGAGACCAGAATGCCTTTGCCGATCTGGTCGTAGCACATTGATATCTCGTTCGTCGTCGGATCGACGCCGCTCAGGCTAGTGGAGAGAATCGTCGGAGAGACGGGCGAGGGCTTATCATCTGGTCCGCCCATCAGGTACACACCATCCGGCGCCAGCCAAATGATTTCGCTTTCCGGGCCGATTGCCCATGTCCTACCCGGAAGGGCGCCTACCGCCTCCGATCGCTGCACGAGATTTCCGCCGTAGGCCGGATCGCCGATCTGCACCCACACGCGGCCCAAGGACGCGAGGAATAGCGCATCGTCGCTCCATGCGGCGATGGTACTGATCGGCTCGCCGATGCCGCCAGCCAAAGCCGATCCCTGGATGATAATCGCCTGCACCGCATCTGATGGACTCTGACCCCGCTGAAAGTTGGTCGGTTCCCCGGCGCGTGACATGTAGACCAGGTGCGGGTTGTCCGGGTCGCCCGCGAAACAAAGCCGATCCCGCCACATCACGATCTGGTTGTGTCCCAGGGGCACGAATGAGTCGGTGCTATTGCCCGGGAGCCGCGTGGGGGCCATGAGCGAGAGTAAGCCCGTCGAGGTGTCGTAGACTTTAGGGCCGCGCAGCACCCGGTAATTGCAGCTGGTGGCCGATCCGACGAGCGTGGCGTTCGTCTTCGGGTCTAGAAGCGTCAGCCCGTCGTCCGCATGAATGGCGCTGATCGCGTAGCTGCCGTTACGCGCGGCATCCGTAGCGCCGGAGACGGAGGACAACTCCACCATGTCTTCCTGCATGTTTATTCCCAGCGTCGTCCAATTTGCGACGCCATTGTCATCCAGCTTGCCCGACGAGATGAACCCAGTGCCTGTTTTGCTTTGCGCCTTTGGATCAGACCAGTCCGCGATGTACAGCTTCCCTAGGCGATCCACCGCATGGAGACGGCGATCGGGCGCCAGGGTAACAGTTCCGCCAATCGGCGTCATGCCGCCCGATTGCGTCTCAACGTAAAGCTGTCCATTGGCGGCAGCAGCCGCCGCGATCGCCGGGAAGCCCCCCGCGGCGCGCTGATACTCGACCTCGAATGCCTCGATCTTGATGGCGTTTTCCACCCCGGCCAAAGCCTGGATCAGGTCCATCCCCACGCGAGTTCCAGCGGCTGGATAGGCCGCGATACTGAAGGTGCATCGCAGTTGCCCACGCCAATAGATTTTGGCCGTTTGGCCCTTACAAATGCAAAGTTCAAACCAGGATGAGTCGAATGTCTCGTAGTAGTCCTGAGAGAAAATGGCCGCCTGCGTGCCCCAGCGCAATGCGATGGTCGTCCTCGCGTTGGTGGAATTGTACTGCAGTTCGGCGAAGATACAGTCTGCATTCGAGGGCTGCGTGTCGCTCAGGCGTGCGCACACGCGATAGATGCCAGCCTTTGGGCTGCCCCCGGTGGATACTAAAATCCGAACGGTATAGTCCTGGCTCGGATCAATCGTCGGCGTGAAGATGTCTCTAACGGCCCCGCACAAAAGCAGACTGCCCGTAGTTTGATATTTCCCGCCCAGGACCTCCCCGGTCGATTCCGCCCATGGCGCGAAAATCCACCCAATCAGGCTTGAGCCGAGAAACTCATCGTGCAATATCTGTGTCGCGCTGGATAGGGTGGTGGATCGAATGGTCGCCAGCATGCGCACGGGCGCGCCGCCGCCGAGCTTCTCGGCGAATGCTTTGCCCAGGCCAGGCCGCGCGCCGCCGCGAATGCGGTTCAGCAAGGGATCACGCGGCCTGCAATTCCGCGCGAGGGGCGTCGTCTCGCGCGTCTGCCGCTCGAACGAGCCGCGCTCATTGAGTCCGCTGATAGGGAACGGGATTGCAGGCATCGCATCTAATAGGGCTTCAGGTCAATCTCCACGATGCCTCCGACCGTCTTCTTTTGGCCTATAGGACGGCCACCTGAGAACACCTAGTAGGACGTGGCTCCGACGATGAGCAGCACCTGCCAGACCAGGCTGTCCGACGAATTCCGCGATCCGAAGAGCAGGGCGTAATCCACTAAGCCGGTAAATCTTAGGCCATTCGTCGCTGGAGTCCCGTTCTGCAGCACGATTGTAGCCGACTGCGAGGCCTGAATGTCGGCGTTAGCGCCGCCCGGCCCACCCTTGGCCTTTAAAAACAGCATCTGCCCTTCGCCTATGGGCGGTGGAAGAATGCGGGTTACGTTGGCCGATGGAATCGCGAAAAACAACACTCCAGATTGCCCCACCGAGATGGTTCCACCCGCACCTGGGTCGGCGATAACCCAGGGCGCCCGGGCCCAATCCTGCAAAAATCGATGAATCATCGCAGACTCCTATTGTATCGTCCGTAGAAACGCCATAATCGTCAGGAGCGCCCCGACACCACCCTCCCCATTAACGTAGATTGTGCGATTCGCGAGATTCGGGTCGTCAAGTTGCAGAATCGTACGATTGGGGACCTGGAACGCATTGTCGGTCGGTCCGAATCGTAGGCCCCACACGAGCTCAGTCCCCAATGACGCGCAGAAAAGCAACCGCATCGTGTTGTCCGGCACGGTCCAAGACTGCAGCGTGCCGTCAAAGACGATGAAATCGACGATGGGTTTCATGTCGCCACCGCACCTCGGGCATAATCAGCCCGGAACGAATCGACCGCTTCACTGTAGTCCGCTTCGACGGCGCCCGCGTCGGTCGCCAAGCCGAAGTATTCCGCAGCCCCCGCCGTGCGCTCAATGTGGACTTGCTCTTCGACCGCTTGATCGAAAGCCCGCTGCTTCGCGCCCGCGGCATTGTCAAGATAGTCTCGCTCCGCGACGGCCATACACGCCAACAAAACGAGGTCGGCGTGCTGCGCCCCGCCCCACGGCCAAGGCCGATCAAACGTAATCGCCTGCGTGTTCACGAGGCACTGATACCGCATGAGCCAATCTTCACTCGGAGTCGGCCACGTCATGAGCACCTGCTGTTGACCCGTGTGCCCGGAGACTTCCCGGTAACTCGTAGCGTAAAACTCCGGGAGCCCGTTGCCGACCTGTGTAGCCCGCCGCCGCCATACATAGCCCGGCGCACGTTTCTTCAGCGGCGCGTAGCCCTTGTCAGGGGGAAAGTACACGTCCCCGATCATGTGCCCAAAGTCGGCAGGGAGGACGTAATCGCCGTCCGATGCCGTTTCGACCTGCGCCGTCTTGCCGGAGAAGGTCGCCACCCCGGTCACGACAACGCTCGTTGGCGAGACGTATGACGCAATCGGGTAGGTGCCCACCCCTGTGACCACGAGGTTCGCCCCAACCATCGCCTCCGTGAAAGCGGAAGGCCCGGAGTCCGCTTGGGTCACCGTCGTGGTCGAGCCGCCAGGCACGCCGGTAACGGTCCAGGTGCCCAATGGCGCCATGACCACCAAGGGGCCGATGGAGATCGTGCGAAACGGCTTGAGGCAGTGCCAAACATGCCGAAAACGTGCCGGAGATCGCGCCCAAAGGCGAAGCCCGGCCCGAAGAATCGCATGGAGTCGCTGCCTGTGCTCGGCGCTCCATTTCGCCGGGTCGCGCGAAAGTCTCAGCTGATCGGACACCGACTCGGCGATGGACTGCCATGTCTCGCTGAGCGAGGACGGCAGCGTTTGCGTGTCGCCAAAATTGCCGGTGTACATCCCGATCATCGGTAAAGTACCTGAACAATCTGGCGGTTCGCGTTTGTGAGCCCTGTGGCGTCCAACAGGCCGATGGCGGCGGTGATGGCAATGGCAATCCCCAGACTGAATTCCACACCATCGCCGAACATGAATGTATTCCCGAACCCGGCGGTGCCGCCGCCAGGGATCGGAATCACCATCGCCGGGACATCGCTGCCTAGGCTCGGAGCGGACGCCTTGTTAAATAGGCGGAGATAGACCGGCGCCGTATCGGTCACGCTGAATATCACGACGCCGTAGACGCGCGCCGGTACGGCGACCAGGGACGTGGCGTTCGTGCCTGTCGCCGCAACGATGGAAGTCGTCCTGAGCAGCCCGCCTGTCGATTTGGGCTCGTAGGAGACCGGCAATGGATTGGCCGCCGATATCGCCGTGGCTCCGAACGATATCGGCAAGGGGGTCGCGGCGGTCACTTCCGTGATCGTGCCCTCGGCGCCGAATGCCATCTTGGCTAAAGGGGTGTCGAGATTCCCCACTCGGTCGTGCTTGACGGAGCCTCCGCCCGGCGGGTCAGCGACAGGAATGTTAAGGCCGACGTATGCCATGATTACCGCAGTTGCGCGAATGCCCGCCAATCGCAATCGAGCGTGCTCTGCACGGCGCCGCCGCTATTCTTGATATTTAACGCCCAGTTCATCGAGACGCTGTCGGGAAAGGTCGAAATCGGGTTGGCCGTGCTACCAATCACCACCGAGGCCGCCTCGACGCCATCGACGTAATATCGCAGGGTGGAATCCCTGGGATCAAACTTGAAGCCGAAGCGATACCAGCTCCCCGCCGCAATGACCTTGGCTTCCTCTTTGACTACGACCTCGCTGCCACCGTTCTTGTGGTAGAACGCATCCATGCCATCGGCATCGCCCGCGAGTATGCGAAATCCGACCTTGCTGTGCGATTGCCCGACATCGGCATCGCTGAACAGGCCGTCCGTCACGATTCTTCCCGCCTCGACGAGGCCGACGAAAATGTTTTGACCGGAGACCTGATTAGCCCGAATGCGCGTCTCAAACCACAGCTTTTTCCCCGTGGATGGCGGCGTAGCGGACGCGACGATCTTGGCCTTCCCAGCGTTTCCAGACCCGGCGCCGATGCACGCTTCGAGGTTGTCGGTGACGGCGCCGGTGTTCAGTCGAATGACCCCGGTTTCCTCGGTGGCCACCATTGCAATGGATGCGCCGGTATCCTCGTAGGACCGGTAACCACCCGTCGAGCTGATGTATCGTCCAACATTGGTCGAGACCGTACCGTCAAAGTCGCGAAAATCGTCGAAGTCGTAGTACCCCATCGAGGGATCTTCGAAGATTTCCTGGATCGGGCAATCCGCCCACATCGACGATGGGCCGGTGCTCGTGAGGTCACTATTGTAAGGCCGCGCTAGACTCATACCTATACTCCTATGCCTTTTGGATTCGCCCGTGCAGATTGCGGTAATGGGGCAACAGGTTCCATGACGTGTCCACCCATCCGGCCACCACGTTGTGTTGACCAAATACTTTTTCGGGTCGCGAGTGTCGCATGACGCGCCCCTTCAGGAAGCACGGCTCCATCGCCGACCAATTCACAATCCAGCACAGGCCAGCCGCCATCGCGTCCATCGCCGGAACGACGACGACAGGATTTCCGTTGACCGTCACCTTGCCGTTGGCGAAATCCAGATCGACACCGATCGTGGCATTTTGCCCGCGAGCAGCTTTCTTGATGTCCTTGTAGGTCGCGTAATTGCAATAAATGACGCAGGCCGACTCCCAAGGTTGCTCAATGTTTTGCTCGGCGGGGCTCTCCCAGTTGATGAGGTCGAGCACGTCCCGCAGAGCTTCAAGCCCGTCCGAGTCGGTCATGTTGGTGTACGTCGCGTAGGCCGACTTCCAGTTCGGCGCAATCACGCCACCGGCGCCGCCAGCATGACCGGCAGGAAGGTCGCTCGTGAACGCGGCGGAGCCCGGAGTTCCCTCAGGAATCCAGTAGCTCAAGCCATGCACCGTCAGATCGTCGGCGGGAGACGCCGGAGCTCCCAGCGCCTGCTCTTCGATCATGGTGTAATGGTCAATCTCAGCCGCGAGCTTCTGCATGTCAACATAGTTGAAGATTTGCTCCGGTCCGCCGTTCATGATCTCTTCCAGCACGTCCACGGTCCAGCTTGATTCGGTGTGCCGAAAGCCGACCGTCGCCTTGGCGGTCATTTGCCGACGAGCCAAGATGTCGGTCGAGAACAAACCAATCTGCCGACCAGTGTTGTTGGTCTTGGTCATGATGTTGCGCTGAAGCGGACCACCCGTTTTTACCGAGTAGCGACCCTTCTTCGTCAACTGCATCACGATGGGGTATCGACGATGCTTTTGGGCGGCCTGACTCAACTTCCCCTTTTTGCGATAGGGGTCGGTTGCGATTACGAAATCGACTAGTGCTTCCGCTGTGAGTGCCATAATGTAACTCTCTTATATTTCGTCGTTGTCACGCGAGCCTGACGGTTGACCCGTTGAAAACTCCGCAAAGATTTCTCGCAATCGCCCGCCGCGTGCCCCCTTTTCGCGGCTTGCTTGCCCGTTAGGCGGCGCGGAAACGAACTTGCCATTATCACGCGCTCGCTCGTACTTTTTGGCGCGATCCGCAATCTCCTTGCGGAACACCACCGGGACCAGTTCAGAGACGGCTTCCGCGATGTCCGGGAGTTCCTCTCCGGCCTCACGCGCTGCCAACGCCGCGATCCGGTAATGCCTCGCCAGCTTGCGCACCCGATTGCCTTCCTCGCCGCCCTTCTTCATCGCAGTTTTGAGGTCTTGGCCGAACAACCAGGAATATTCCTGGAGGCCCTCGACGCTCTTCACGAACTTCATCGCCAACTCGGTTTCCGCCTGTTGGGCTTCCGCTTCCCGCTGGCGCCGGTATTCGGCCTCCAGCTTTTGTCGGTGCTCTCGTTCCGCCTTGAGGCGGTCGTGCATGGCGCGGAGCGTATTGTTGTTGTGCTCGGCCATCGCCTTGAGGTGCTTGACGATTTCGCTGTCCTTAAGGTCCTCATCCTGAATCTCAACCTTGAATTCCTGGAAGTCGTCCTTGGTGTCCTTCTTCGCTTCCGGCTCATTGCCGGTCATGTACTGCGCAGCCAGCGAACGAACCGTCAGATAGTCACGCAGGTTGTCTGGCGATCCGAAGGTCCGGGCCCTTGCGGCGCTGATGCCGTGCATATTGGCTTCGGCCAGCAGGTCAGCGTCCCAATCGTCGCCAGCCGGAAGATCGGAGGCTGTGCCATCGCTGGCTTTAGAGGAAGGTGCATCGTCTTTGACATCGCTGCTCTCGCCGTCTGGCTCGCTCTCTCTGGAGCCAAAGAGCTTTTCGAGCACCGCCTTGTCGGTCGGCAGATTGACGTCGTTGTCATCGCCGCCATCATCGAGTTCGGAGAAATCGTCTGAATAGTCCAACTCGCTCACGTCAATCTCCTGCTTGGGCCGATTCTCCGCGCTCAGCGCGGGGTGGGGTGACCCCGGTGGAATCACTGAACGCGGAGAAAAGGTCCATCATTGAAACAGTCCCCGGAACAGATCTTCGAGCGTCAACATGGGGCGAGGCCGGTTGGCCACAGCGCCAAGCTGGCGAGGTCGTACAAAACGATTGAACCAGTACCGCGCATCCTGCGGTGGAGGCGGGGGCGGAGGCGGGGGCGGCATGTATGGCTGCCACTTCGGTCCGGACAAGAGTTCTTGCTGTTGAGCCTCCATTTTCGGGCCGCGAGGGTCCATGAAGAAAGGCCGATTGAACGTGCGCCCAATGCTTGCCGCAGCGACAGCCTGGTCGAGCTTTGGGTGACGGACGTCGTACGGAGTGCGTGCCATCAGTCAACTTCCTCCCCATCCCCGTATCTAAGTGCTTCGAGGCGATCCAGTGCCTCTTTTTCTGCCGCCAAATATTCAGCCGTCTTGTTCGGAGGTTGCACGCCGCGATATCCAGCATCGTGGTCGCCGACACCGAAAGCGCGACAAAAGTCGTTGAGATGCGTTTGGCACGTGAACTTCGCCTTGAGCCCGTCTCTGGTTTGAACGAATTCGGTGGGCACGCCTTTTTGTCTGGATAGGGTTTCGCGCTCGCGTTTTAGGCGGTTATCTCCGCCGATCGTCCCGCCTAGAAGAACGGGCCAAGCGCTGACTGAGTAACGACGACTTCTCCCCTCTGCTGAAAGGTCACGGATTGCCCGACGACCATCGGGTAGTGTGATCGACTTGCGTCGTTTGGCGATCGGGAAATGTCGCTCGACTACTTCTCCGTCGTCCGTCGTATAGCAGTACGTTGGCACCGCATATCCGCACCCCAAAAACCCGCAACTGACGGCCAGATGCGCATTCCACCCCGCAGCCGCCTACTCTTCTGCGCCAGCCCGCATGAGCTTACCAATCATGTCCGCGCTGGCCTGTGCGCCCGACCTCCCGCTTATCCTATGTTCCACCGACTCTCGCCGTCTACTCCCGCCCGTCTGCGACTCGCTGCCACCGAATTTCCCGGTGGCATCCATTGTCACGAGAACATCGTCGAGATCATCTTCGGCCTGGGCATACCGTGAAACCCTAGCCAAGAATCGTTCCATGTCAAGCTGTAGTCCCTGTTGAGCCATAATCGGCAAGCTCGGAACGATGAACCGCTCGAAGATGGTAGTCAGGGTGCTCAGTTTCGCTTCCGGAGTCCGGTTCGCGGCGGTGTACGGAACCACTTCGATTTTAAGCTCTCGGAAGGAGCCAACTCGCTGGCCTGCTTGCCATCGAAGCAAGACGGTTCGAGCGGTTCCTCTGATGCGATGCTTGACGATCCGGTCCCCAAACTCCTGGCGCCAGAGATACCCAGCAATCGACTTAGAAGCCCGCTCAATGAAGGAGAAAACCGCCTCCCGCATGGCTTCGAGTTTGGCTCCGCCACCGGCGGCGAGCAGCTGGTCCTGTCCGAGCGTGTTGCTTTGGGCTTCGATGCCACCCAGCAGATCAAGGTTGGCATGCGTCTTGGAGTACAGATCGATGCCCTGGAGCATGTAGGCGAAGCTCTGCGGATCGACGCCCCGAATGACCACCTTGGACACGCCGTTGGCGTTATCGACCCGGACAAATTCGCCGTTTCTGGCCCCGGTAAGGCGCCGGGCATCCTCTTCGGAGGCCCCATCCACGACGCCGACGACCTTGCCGTTGGTCGCGTCCTGGATGTTCTTTCTCCCAAGCGCGTTGACCATGATATGCAGCCCGAGGCCGCTGGCCATTGGCGTCATGGGCAACAACTGGCCGGGCACCGGCTCATACGAAAGATCGATGTAGGGTTCCCCGAGTTCGATGGGATATTCTACGGCCTTCAGGGGGGGCAAATCCGAGTGCTGGCCGAAGGTGTAAAGGATGCGCTCCGAGGGCACCCACACGTCCATGAGGTTCAGCTTGATCTGACGGTCCTTGTACTCGATGCCGCGAGAAATGGTCGCCACGTGCTCATTCTCGTCCTGCGCAAAGGCTCCGTCGCGCATGGCCAGCTTGCCCAGAATTTCCTTGTCATACCCATATTCGTCGGCTTGCTTGTCCAGGACGAGTTCGTAGCGATTCCCGATGAATTTCCGCGTCGCTCTCGATTTGGCATCGATGTCGAAAAATGCGTCATCCATGTTTACGACGCCGAGACGCGGAGAGATGTCCGTATAGGCGCCCAACCTCTCTCCGTACCCAGCAAAAATCTTGACGATGCCGAGCGGGAAGAACAGAGAATCAAGCACAACTTCCCGGACAACTTCCCCGAAGGAAAGCTCATCGAGTAGCTCGTTCAGGACGGCGCCAAACTTCGTGGCGTAGGCAATCTGCTCTTTGCCGCCTTTGCCCGTAACCATGACTCTCGGGTGAGGCGGGGCGAGCCGCTGGGTGAACACGTCGTAGGCTTTTTTTATTTGGTTAAGTGGATTATCGAACGATGTTCCGTGATCGGAGTAATGCTTGCCCACAAGTTCTCGAATGAGCTTGAAGGATACTTCCCTGGAACGGCGAAGCGTCTTACGCGCCTCGGTGACTTTCTTGAAAAGTGCTTGCCGCTCAGATGCGCTTGCGTACCTCATGATAGC